GGTGACACAGACAATAGTACTAAATCAAGTGCAGGGGGAATGGGCGGAGATACTGAAGCAAGAAAAGTTAGAAACAAACCATTCATGAATACTAAGTGGGCTTATGGATCATTCCTCCAAACGGGTGGTAAGGGAGTTACTAATGTTGGATCTGGCACTAAATAAAGGTAAAAAATGAGAGCAACAAATGGCGATGGTAGATTAGAAAAGATTGAAGATTGTTATTTGCAAAGTGATTTGTCGGCAAATGGAAATTTATACGCAAGTGATAATTCAATACAAATGTATTTTGATAATATTCCAGATATAAGTGATAAAAAATCAGCAAAATACAATGATGAAACTGGAATTGGTAGGTCAGCACCAATCAAAGCTTATTCAAATTCAGACAATAGAAATATTAGTGTTGAATGTCATTTTTTTGTGCAAAAAAAATCAGGTAGTCGTTCTGCAGAAGCAATAATGACAACACTAAGATGGTTAGAAGCACATGTTTATCCAAAACGAGCATCTGCTCCTTATGCTCCTCCTCCAATTATGAAAATTAAATGCAAAGATATTTTGGCTACTATTCCTTTATGCGTTGTACTGTTGGATTATAATGTGAAATTTGATTCCCAAGTTCCGTGGGATGAAGAAACTGGATGTCCATATAAAGTTGATGTTAGTTTAAATTTTGAAGTTGTATATAATTCTTCAAGTTTACCATTTGCAGAAGATATTGTTGTGACTGGCACTGGAGGTATTTAATGGCGAATAAAATAGAAATTACAAAAATATTAGCTAATAAAATGGTTGCTTCAGGAAGTCGTTATGAAGATAACAAAGTAATTTATTATGGTGAAGATAAGTATATTACATTTCCTCTTTATAGAAGACGAAATATTTCATCTGGTGATAGAGATAAATATACTGTTATAAATAAATCAACCGAATATAGACCAGACTTAGTATCGCAAGACTTTTATGGAACTTCTATGTTCTGGTGGAAAATAATGGAAAAAAATAATATCCGTGATATTTGGGATTTTAAATCAGGTTTAAGTATACTTATACCAGAAACTTTTAATTGAGGAATTAATGGCTTGTATAATAAATGAAGAAATACAAAAATATGTATGTGGATCTATAGAAATACCTCCAGAATCAGAGGTGTATGCTCCTTATGTTGAAATGGAAATGAAAAATGGAACATTCAAAGTAAATTGTGGAAATGATTCATTTGAACAAAGCCCACATAAAATGGTAATAAGTTCAATGCAGTATGGACTTCAACAAGCAAATGGAGGAATGAAAGTTGAATTTGAATTGTTGGGAGAAGGCTCAAATGCTTATGCTGATGTTGTTCGTCTTCTCAATAAAACTATAAAACTTGCGGAAAAAGAAACAATTGAAAATAAATTTAGATTTGGATGGTTGCTTAAAGATTGTCAAAGCGGACAAGTAAAAGAGGAACTATCTGACTGGATTCATTTCATGCCTAAAAAGCTTTTTACAAATATTGATAAAGGTATTACAAAAATAAAATTAGAATGTACAGATTTAATGCAAAGGCATAATGACAGAAGAATAGAAAAAATTCAAGGTTCAGAAGGAAATTTAAAAACATTAAAAGAAGCAATCATAGACATGTGTGCAGAAGAAGACCCTCCAATAGAAGTTGCTTTTATAAATAGGGATGGAGAAGAATTAGAATTTGAATTTCCTACTGGTGGTGGTGATGGAATTCAAGCAATTTGGAAACCGAATGAATTGCCTATTTTGTCAGTTATAAGAAATTGGGTGAGCATAATAAGAACTCAAGGATTCGAACTTGGTGTATATTTTAAATATGATCCATCAGAAAAAACTGGTCCAAGATTAATCATACATGAGGATGATCAATGTCTGCCAGATGAAAATTGCGACTGCAAGAGTGTCGAAAAAACTTATATAGTAAATGGTGGGAATTGCAGTCCAGTTATTGAATTTAATCCAGAAATAGAATGGATTCTTGATGCTGGTGGTTTTGGTGGTGTTTCTGGTGGCGGCACTTCTAGCCAAATGGCTAAAAATAAAGAAGATCCCAATTTAAGTCCAATTGAAGCTTCTGGTTCTGGTAATGCTCAATCAATACCTAGCGAATACGATTACTCTGTTCCTCAAGAAAGCAGAGTTATTCTTTTAGAAAAATCAACTGCTGCTCACACTACAGCAAATAAACCTTTCGATCAAGCTAGAAGCATAAAGGGAGAACTAAGCATAATTGGAAATGCTAAAGATTTTTATTATTTGACCGAAACTATTGGAAGATTTGTTTCTATTGTAGTTATAAGTCCATTTTCAATAGGTGATAAAGATTCTCCAAATTGTGATACTTGGCTTGCAGATCCACCAATAAATAAAATTTTATCAAATAAGAAATGGATGATCATGGGCGTAGATCATCAGATTGAAGCTGGTAAGTTTATAACTAAGTTGTCTGTAAGTTTACCAGTTCCAAATGCAGAACTTAGTGCTGATGATCCTATTGGTGGCGATGGATCTGAAGGTCCTTTCATGGACAATACTGGAGATGGTACTTTTGTAGGCGAAACAGATTAAAAATAAATGGAAAAATAATATGAGTTTAAATGAAAAAATTGCTACGCTCGAAAGAAGAATTGAAAGTTTGCAGCTTCAACTTGGAGATGTTGATTATTCAACAAAAGCAATTTCTAGGTCTGATCAACAAAATAAAGCTCCAGATACTAAAGATACTTTCTTTGGTGTTATGGTTGGTTTGGTAATTGAAACAATCGACATATGGAAGCAAAATAGAATTAAATTTTTTCATCCAAAACTACACCGTGCCAATGTTTTGATAAAAGAGCTTCCTTGGGCTAATCCAATTTCAGCCATGGGAGGATTTGATGATTCTGGTTTAAGTTGGGTTCCACCTGCAGGATCATCAGTTGCTTTAATTTTCGAAAGTGGTAATCGATCTTCGGCATATTATATTGGAACTGTATGGTCTAGAAATCGTGGTCCAGACGGAGGTCACAATTGGGGTGTTAATCAACTCATGGATGAATATAACAAGATTCATGAAGGTCATAGAAAAGGATATCTTGTTGGTCCAAATGATGGGTCGCAAGTTTTGCCTCCTTGGAATACAGAGTCTTACAATGGTTTTGATTTAACATCTATTCTTGATTTTGCTGATAAACCAGAAGTTCAAAAGCTTATAACATATCCAAACATTTATGGATTTAAAACTCCAGAAAAGCATATGCTTAAAATGGTTGATGGAGATCCTAAGTGTAATCGAAGATGGAAAAGAATAGAATTAATGTCAAGTACTGGTAATTGGATTATGATGAAGGATGACCATCTTCATTATGGTGGTCAGTGGGCGCATCCAGATTGTAGAGTCACATATCCAAATACTAAAGAAATAGTTCCAGATGATGATGTGAGTTGTCTTGCTGGTGTTCCAGAAATGCCATATCCAGATTTGGCAAGATCAATTGGTATTGATAGAAAAATCGCAGCAACTGATTCTTCTGGAGATAATGTTAATGCAGAAAGTTATACCGATTTGAGTGACGGTGGCAAGGCTTTAACAAACCAAGAGCAAAATGCAAAAAATATTCAACCAATAATAGAAAAAACTTCAGAAATTCCCATGTGTGGGCAATTAATTCCAAAATTCAAATCAAATGCAAGAACTGGTCATCCAAAATCAACACATTACAAAGATCAAATTGGTCAAAATCCTTATTTTAAACACGAAAACGAATGTCGTCCATATAAAGGACCAGAAACTCCACAAAACAACACATGTGATCTTCCCCAAACTGGAATTCAATTAATGTCTGTTTCTGGTCATACATTTGTAATGGATGATTCTGTTCGTCACCCCGAAGGCATTCCAGATTGGGAAAGAAGTACTAAGCCATTTAATTTTGGTGCTGGTGATGTTTATGAAGGTAGAACTTATATGAAGTCTACTACTGGACATATGATTGAAATGAGTGATTTGGAAGATGAACCAAATAAAAGAAGCGAATGGAATGGGATTAAACTTCTTACTGCTCATGGCAATAGAATTGAGCTTAACGATCATGAAAAACAAAAATGCATAGCCGGTAAACATCATGGTATAAGCATGCAAACATCAAGTAAACATCAATTTGAAATGATTGATGAGGAACTTGATTATTGTTATGATTCGAGAAAAAGTCTCTCTCCAGAAAAACAAAACGAAGAACAAAATCCAGTTGGTCATGGAGGAGACCCACAGCCACTATCGAAAAAAGCATATGTAAAAATTAGAAGTGGCTATGGTCTTGAATTTTCCATGCGTGATGATTTTGATCAACAAAAAACTGATCAACAATATATTCAAATATATTGTCCTCACCATGACAATTGTCGTGGTCCTCATATTCACAGATATCAAGAAAAGAAAGATGGTCCCGGATATGTCTTCTTAAGAGTTGCTGGAAATCATATAGTTGCCACAACTGATGATCACATTGAAGTTATTGGAGATATTGGTGGCTGCTCCAAACCTGCAAATAAGATTGAAATTATCAGTAAATTCAAACTTGTTTACACCAAAAATTACTATGTAAATATGACAGATAAATCGCACATATTCTTTGCAAAAGAATTTATAGCTTTATTAGCTGGAACTGCTGGAGAAGAGGATTCTCCAAAAATTGGAATGATTCTTATGTATGATCCATCTACTGGTGCAATTAGGGCAAGTTCAAAAATTATTGGTAGTTTAGGAGATAAAGATCCTTGTATGAGCATATTTAGTATGTTGCCTTTTGCTAAAAATAAATGTGACGGAAATCTTGACGAACAAGGCATTAACTCATGATTAATATAAAAAGTTTTAAAGGTGTTCCATATCCAATTACAAAAACTCCGAAAGGTTTTTTTTATATTCAACATGGTATCGATCAAATAAAATCAGATTTGATTGTTCTATTGCTAACCAATCCAAGAGAGAGAGTGATGTTGGCTAATTATGGAACTCCGTTAAGAAAGTTGTTCTTTAATCCTAATGATCCAGTAACTGTGCGTGAAGCACGAGATATGATTGCATTTTCTATAAGAACTTGGGAACCAAGAGTAGCAATAGAAAACATATATATTCAAAGCGGTTTAGATAAAGATAGTGCGAATCCATTGGATGAAAATCCTACAAATGAAAGTGTTTTACTTATAAGAATAACATTTTTCGATAGGTTGGAAATTACGAAAATACAAGAATTAAAATTAGAAATACCATTGGGGGCATAGGATGACAAATAATTGTCCATTTAATATTGAACCTTACGCAACTTCCGAAGTAATCGGCAAGCCTAATGTGTTTAATTTGAATTATACCAATCAAGATTTTTGGTCTATGAAAACAAGATTGATTGAATTCACACAGCAACGATTTTCCAATGAGTTTACAGATTTTGTAGAATCATCTCTAGCAATTATGCTTATTGAAAATTGGGCATTTATAGCAGATACACTTTCATTTAAGTTGGATCAAATCGCAAATGAAATTTTCATTGATACTGTTTCTGAAATTGACAATGCTTTTAGGCTTTGCAAACTAGTTGGTTACAATCCACAACCACCAGTAGCAGCGAAAAGTTATTGGACAGCATCAATAAACAATCCAATCACAACAGATGTAAGAATACCAACGCCAATCGGATTTGAAGTCAATGGCGGAGGAACCTCAGTAAAAATAGAATTATTTTCAGCTGACTCAGATGGAAATCCTATTTTTGATGAAGACATTATAATTTCAGCAAATAGTGTGGTAAATGCCAGTATTATTGGGCTACAAGGAAAAACAATATTTGAAGAAATCGCCAGCAACGGATCTAGAAATCAAACAATTCAATCTAGAAAACAATCAGTCATATATGATTCTATGCAAGTTTTTGTAGATGGAGTTATGTGGAATAAAGTTGATTATTTCACTGAGTCTCAACCATTTAGAGAATACAGAGTTGAATTTGATTCAAATTTTTCAGCATATTTCATTTTTGGAAATGGAGTTGCTGGTATGGTTCCATCCAAAGGATCTAATATCAGCATCTATTATAGGACTGGCGGTGGAACTATTGGAAATCTTGTAACAAACGCAACACAAAGTTCTGTATTGGTTAATGTTCCCGGATTAAATTATCCAATAGGTGTATTTTTGAACAATTACACAAAAGCACAATATGGATATGATGGAGATACGATTGAAGACATTCGAAGAAAATTGCCAATGTATCTTCGAACTCAAGACAGAGCAGTTACAGGTTTAGATTATAAAACTCTTGCCGACTTATATGTATCACCATATAATGGTCAGATTGGAAAATCTATTGCTGTTTTAAGAAATCATGGATGTGCAGCAAATATTATAGATCTTTATATTCTTTCAAGAAAAGATAAAAACACTTTAGAAGTTGCTAGTGATCAACTAAAAACAGAATTGATGTCTTACATAGAATCAAAAAAAATGATCACAGATTATGTTTGTATAAAAGACGGAGTAGTTGTTAATGTTGATGTAAATATTTCAATCACAATGGATAAATTATATCGAAAATTTGAAGATGAGCTTAGAGTTAAAATTTCAAATAGAATAGATGCATTTTTCAGTATTAATCGTTGGGAGTATGGCAAAACATTAAAAGAAAATGATCTAATAAAAGAATTTTCTGATTTAAAGGAAATTAAATCAGTTGATATTACATTTAATACAGATGATATAACTTTAGGGGCTACAAATATTGTTACAACTAAATTTTATGAAATAATTAGATCTGACATTATTGAATTAGGATTCGTTTACGAATAATTACAATGGCACAAAAAAAAATATCTGAGAATCCAAAAATAACTGATGAAATCATTTTTGAGTTAGAAACTCCAGATGATGATGGCTGTTTATTGTCCGATCCTTATAGGGTTGACAAAATAGTAATATATTTTATAGAAAGAAGTTTTATTGATCCAACCGTCAATGAATATACTCAAGAAATTTATGATAAAGAAAAACTACAAACAACATTAGAATCTGAGAAATTAGCTTGTGATTATCCAACTGAAGAAAACATATTTAAAGCCAGAAAGAATAGAGTCAATCTCGAATCAAGTATTACGCAACAAAAATTTTATTACAAAGATGCAACACCAGTATTCACTCTTGGCAATCCAGAATTTCCAGCTTGGCTATCTACAGACCAAGATAATGCATTAATTACAAAAGTGTCTACAGACGCAAATGGAAATACTTTATATGGTAATTTTCAATATATTTGGGATGCTCAAGGATATCGTGAAGGCGATTATTTCATTTGTTTTACTTGGACTTCTGTAATTGCCGGAACAACAAAATCAAGTCATCAGAAATTTAATTTATTAGGCGATACAAGAGCCACAGCAGTTCCATCGCATTTTACTGTTCCAGAAAAATATGCGACTTTATTTGAAAGATATACTCCAGAAATATTCAAAATAAGATTTAGTGAATTTGATAGAACTCCAGATGTTATAAACAAATTGAATTTAGCTACTGCCGATGGATTTACCATTATTGAAGATTATGCGAATCAAATTATTGATTTATTTGATGCAAATGTAGTGAATGAAAAATTATTGCCATTTCTATCAAATCTTTTCAGCTTGAAGCTTAAATCAAATGATCCTTATTTGTGGAGAAGACAAATAAAGAGAGCGATGCCAATCTTCAAGAAGAAAGGAACCATAAGTGGTCTAATAGAATCCTTGGATCAATCTGGAATTAAATTTATAAAGTATACAAGATTGTGGCAAGTAATTAGCGATTATACTTGGCAAGAAGTGTTTACTTATGACGGAAATTTAAATACTTTTGTATTAGAAAAAACAGCATTGTCATTAGATTTAAATAATTTTGAATTATATATTCGTTATTCTGATAGTGACACATGGGATTTGTTAACATCAGATTATATTGAATTTGGAAATATAGATGGTATTTCAACTATAGAATGGATTGGTGATACTCTTTCGGTAAATCCAATAACATTAGAAGAAGGCGATTCGATCAGATTAGTATATAAATATAATGAGATCAATAGTCCTTCCGAACAATCGATAGAAGATTATGTAAGAACTTTATCGCTTTCTGACACCAGAGATGAAAGAGATCAAGAGTACCCATTAAAAAATTGGAATGTAAGATTGATTGAAGAAACAGATCCTTTGTTTGATGTTATTATTCCGACAAAAAATCCATTCCATGACAATGTTATATTCGGGAAAGTAAAAACAGAATTTCCATTTTCAGAAAACATTTATAACATGGATGAATACAATGGATCGATTAGAAATTCAAATGATCCATGCGATATTGACAAGAATTTCATCGATCCGTGCTTTAGTAGTTTGAGCAGCAAATATAACATAGATTTAGAAATCAAAAATTTAAGTGATGATAGGATTGTTGAGGCTTATGAAGTTCTCAGTGAATCTTTACCTTTTCATGCAATTTTACATGTAATGAATATTTATGGAGGTTTTGAAGAAGTCATAATGCCACCAATTGAAGAAATTGAGGCTCTTATGACTTACAAGCAAAGCAACTTTATCATTTCTGGAAATGCACAAATGTGGTTTAATAGGGGCATGAAAAACGGTCTTACTACATCTGCCGTATTGAGAAATGCACTAGCTAGTTCTACTATTGTAAATTCTGGATCTGGTATTGCCTATAACGATAGTGTAGTTTTATTTTCTGGTGAAGTTAATTTTAAACAAATTGGCGTAGTTTTAAATGGAACAGGAATTTTAAAGGTTTTGGGTGGTACTTTAGCTGGTGAGTATACAATTCAAAATCCTGTTGCAAATACAATTGAAGTAAATACAGTATCAGAACCATTGGATGAAACCAATTCCGTATTTGCTGGTTCTTTATTAGGACTTGATTCAAGAGCATTTTCATTTAGGATTTCAAATCCAATTGACTCAACAAGTAGTATAAACATATATCAAGATAATATCTTTTCTTTTTCAGATAGCAGTAAAGATTTTGCTGAATTTAAATCTCTTTGGGATGTTACTGAAGGATATTCGTCTGGTTCGTGGAAAATTAAAATTATTGCATATTCAGCAACAGCTTATGATATCTTAAACATTCTGCCTAATAAAATATTATTATTACAAGATGATGGAACACTTCCGCCAACATCTGTAAGTTCTGTTTCTTATGAGGCATACGATAAAGATGACAATTTATTATTCACATCTACAAGTGGCAGCATTATAGTTACTGCAAGAGGAAGAACTGAAGTTTTAAATTCTGATTTTCATGATGTTCGAAATATTTACAGTGTTGGGTTTTATCAAAAGATTTCTGGTGTTGAATATAGGATTAGTGGTTTTGTTGATGGAACTGTCGATCAATTTTACATTGAAAATTATACAAATGGCGATGTTATTGGAACAAGTCTTGAAATATTCCAAAGATTAGTTGACAATAAGATTGGCTATATGAGTCATAAAGGTTTTAAAATTCAAATAGTTGGCGATTTAGAATCTTCGCTTGGTATTGTTAATGGAGCCAATAATTTGATATCAACTCCATTGGAGAATGATTATTTCAAAGAGAATTATTTGATTGAAATTGATGGAGATTTATATTTTATACAAGAAATTGATGGCAACAATCCATCGGGAAATACTACAATAACTCTCGAAGGTTCAGACAGGTATTGGAAGACTTTCTCTTCTGGTGGTACTTCAGAAAGTTACACCATTTATAGATACACCAAAACACAAAATGTAACTATAGCAGGACAACAGTTTGATTTGCCAGAAGTTACATTTAACAGAATTGATAGGCGAGGCAGTGAAATGACAGGAAATTCAGAAAACATCAATCCAATAATGTCTATTGCATCAAAAGATCAACCAGAAGATCAACCAAAAGATAATTTTGTTGAATCTTTGAAGCAAAATGAAAAGATTGAATTTATAATAGATTACCAAGATGGAAATACGAAGAAAGGCGAATTATGACAAATCAACATGAAGCAATGACCGTAGTTGGCGTGGTAGAAAGAATCATCGAATATAAAGATGGTAGCAAAGAAGTATCCGAAATAAAAAATACTATTTTGCGTAAGGGCAGAGAAGCCTTAGCCAAAAGTCTAGCCAATAGTATCGGAAGCACTTATGATTATTTCATAAATCGTATGCTTTTTGGTGATGGAGGAACCAGTGGCGGAACTCTTAAGTATGTTGATACTCAAAGAACTGGTTTATTTGGTATTACCAGAGCGAGCAAGCCAGTCATTAGTCAAATTGATCCAAATATTCCAAGTCAAGTTGTTTTCACATCTGTGTTAACATTTGATGATGCTAATGGATACGCTCTCAATGAAATGGCACTTCAAATGTCAAATGGCGATTTATATAGCATGGTAACATTTGCAGATTTAAATAAAACCTCCTCCATGCAAATAACTTTCAATTGGCGTTTATCATTTGTATAAAGATTGGTTAAAATATGGCAAGAAATATTGTAATTTTGGATATAAAATGTCAAGATCTTAAAAAAGATGTAAAGATGTTAGTATTAGACAATGAAGTTTTTGATTGGGGTCTTGACAAAGAGTCCATCAATCGTGCAAAAAAAATGATTGATCAAAAACCAGATATGAAAGAATCAATCATCATGTCTATAATAAATCATTTTTTAGAATGTTTTTCTGATTTTTGTGGCAGAAACATAACTCTCGAAGAATTTCTTTTAATTATTGAAAAAGGAAGTATTTAAATGACTTCTCCACTAACATTCCATGAAATGGATGATCGATTCTACATCAAAGAGTCAACTATTTCTGGTGCTGGAAAAGGTTTATTTGCCAGAACAAAAATACTTGAAAATGATAGATTGATGATTAAAGGAATTCTTGTTGAAAAGGATAGTCCTGCAGATTTATGCACGACATTTTCAAATTCTTATAAATTTGCAGCAAGTTTGATATCGTTACCCAATGGAGAAGTTGATTGTGGTAATTTTTTTATTATACCACTTGGATATTCTGGAATTGTGAATCATATAGCGGATGAATCAAAGCGTAATGTTCAAATAACTTATCTTGGAAATTATGAAGTTGCTTATGAATTTTTAAAAGATGTTCATAAAGACGAAGAGATATTGGGAAACTATGGAGATGAGTGGCAAAAAATTCTCGCTTGGTCTGATTTGCAAAAATCAAAAAATAAAACAGATATTAAATTGTGGAAGAAATTTTTAGATTTAAATTTATATGATCTTGGTGGTTTAAAATGAATTATTGGTTGGATAAAAAAAAGCAAGAAGAAGAAAAATATAAAAAAACAACAGTAAATATTACATTGTAAATTCTTTCCCAAAACAATGGAAAATTGTCGGTAAGAAAAACAATAAAAAAAGTCATATATAAGAACAAAGGATAAACATGGTTGATCTATCAAGACTCCCAACACCAGAATACTCTGCTCAGAACCCATATCATTATACATATGATAACATTCCAATTAAACAATTGGCAGAAAGAGATGTTCTTATAAACAATGAATTGGAAAATGTTTCGAATATTATTCGTAGTGGTGCTGGAACTCAAGGAAATATAGCAAATAGAATAGATCAATCAATTGATGAAAATGGAGATTTAAGACCATCTGCGGTTGATGAGTCTCTTCACAATATAGCAGAACATACAGATGGATCAAAATCAGAAGATTTTGGAACATTGAGTTATATCAACACAACGCTTGGATTTTCGAGTGTTGTAAATCCAGTTTCTTATGTCAGAATGTTAGATGTAGAAAGATCTAAGTTGAATTTAATCGCTGAAGAGGCGACAGATATTGATTTTCAAGTAGTAACTCCTAGCAGTACCATAACAATTCCAGAAGGAACTATATCTTTTGAAGCATCTGACAATATTTATTGGGAAATAACTGGTCCTTCTGGACCTACCATGCCATATGTATTGAAGCCAATATTAGGCATTGGAACAACTTATTTTCACAATCATTATTATAATGTTGAGCCAATAACATCAAATTATATTGATTATACAGTAACTGCAATAAGCACTCCGTACATTGAAGGAAGCTTAAGAGTGTACATCAATGGAATTAGTATAAATGATAGTGCTTCAGTTTATGTTCCTACTAGTGATCCAACCGATCCTTGGGTTCAAAATAAATTTACTCCAGATTATGCTAATGGATCTTTTGCTCTTGATATTGCACTAACAAGTAATGATATAATAAGAATAGATTTTGACATTTCACTTTCATGAGAATTTCAAATGAATGAGCCAAAAGATTTGAATTATGGATTCATTATTATTGTTCCAGAAAACAACCCAAAACTAGTTGAGATAACAGTATCTTCAATTAAGAGCAAATTCAATAAAAGCCCATTTATTTGCGTTGTTACTAGCAATATATCTTCAGAAAATGAAAAAGAAATTTCACAATTTTGCCCAACATATAAAGCTGGAAATAGTTATTCTTCATTAATCAATGAGGGAATAAAAAATTCTCCATCAGAATGGAATCTGATAATTATATCTGGTACATCTATAAGAAATAGAATTTTCAGAAAATATTCTTGTTTTATTGAAAGCGAAAAAGACATTCTATTTCCAATTGTTGATAGAAAGCTAAATTTCATTGATGGAACAGTTAATGGAATATTAATACATAGAAATGCACATCAAAATCTTGGTGATATCCCTCAAATGAGTACGCTCCAAGAATGCAAATCTCTTTGGGCTGAAAAAGCTTTAAGGCATGGATATAAATTTAAAGCAGTGGTTGGTGCTGGCTTAGTTTAAGAGCATCTTTGCTTTAAAAGATACCAAGTATCATCGTATTCTATACCTTTATCGACACGATCTAGATATACATATAGATCATTCCATGATCCAAACATATGATTTAATGGAAATAAGCCAAAATACCATACTGGCAAGTTTTCAATTCCTGTTGGGCATACAAGTAAAGTTGGCTTCATGGCTCTCCAGCTTTCTGTAATTTCGTGATGTGTTCCTGTGGTTGGAATTTTATATGGCAAACAAGCTATGAGAATATCAGATTTATAGACCATTCCTAAATCTTTTCTGACAAATTCTTCTGCAATTTCTTTCATTCTTTGAAAATTTTTTGTTTCTTTGGCTAAAGAGATTTCTGGCAACCACTGTTGTTTTGGGTCTGTAAATGGGTCAAAAATCTTTAATCCAAAATTATTTTCAAGTATATTAATTGGTTCCGTTCTCCAATTAAGATCATTAAATTCGATTGGTCCACTCAAATAAACTGAAGATCCCGCCAGCATGTTTCGCTCCTATTTAAGAAAAAATCCATTTTAATTTATTTTAAAAAGAAATCAATGGAGATTTGAAACTCTAATATATTAAGGAGAAAATCATGGAAAACACGAACATTTTGAAGCAAATGAATGAGATTTTAAATTACGAAATGGCTGAGAGGCATAGTTATTTCCAAATGAAATATTTCATTGTAAATAAAGAACCTACCACACAATCTAAAATGTGGCAATGTTTAAGAGAAATAAAAAGTCGATATGAATCTCTACAAGCATTAGATTTAGAGATAGATGAAAGCAAGGACAACCTAGAATTGATTGATATTAACATAAATAAGATGATAGCCATATATGATAAAAAAGTATCAATGGGAAAGCCTTCTGATTCTTTAAAAATATCTGAAATCAAGCTAAGAAAAGCAAAAAGACAGAGAGTTATGGCTGATAAGAATATTGAAACTCTTGTTAAAAAGAAAAAGAACCTAGAGGAAGAGGCTAATTTCTTTGTGCTTTCATTTAGAAATTTGGAAGTGGTTGAGCCTTTAAAGGATTATGACGATTTGGAATCTCAAAAACAATATTGGGGAGAAAAGCTATTGCAAAAAATAAATTTAAAAATGTTGTTGCAGTCGCAGGTAGATACAGAGCTAATTGAAACTGTTTTGGCTCTTCCAGATGACATTCCAATTAAGGGTCAAACAGTGAAAAATCTTGATAGTATGCACAAGAAAATGATTCAAATGAAAAATCAAGCAGAACAGGCGATAAGCCAAAAGCAGGAATTAAATGGCAATTAGAATTTCAAGTTTAGATGCTGGTTATACCATTGGTGGTTTATCTACATTCCCCAGTGGTATTGACAATAGCCAATCTTTATATGAAGCAAGAAATAATGCAGAAACAACTCTGCGTCAATCACTTTCTTTTAATGGTAAATATATAATTGTAAATGACAATTCTATGTTTCCAAGTAAAGGTCTACTTCGCATAGGTCCTCCTTCCGGCAAAGCTGGAAATTATGAATTGATATATTATGCAGCAAAAACAAACAATGTTTTTAGCGATCTAGTTCGTGGGTTTGCAGGATCAAGACAATCTACTTGGTCAACTGGAAGTCATGTTTTACATTCTGTGATGGCAGAACATCATAATGCTTTAAGAGATGCAATTTATAATATGGAAGTTGATTTGGGTACTAGTAGTGATCCGACATCAGAATCTCTTAATGGAATATTAAAAAGACAAGAAAATATATTCTTAGCTCCAAAGCCTATATTTAGGGCGCATAAGATCATTGGAGTTCCGCCATTAACTATTAGATTTCAAAATTTTAGTACTGGTCCAATCATTCGTTATTTGTGGGATTTTGGTGATGGAACAACATCCGTAGAAAAAAACCCAATACATACATATCAAAATGAAGGAATTTATAGTGTTCAATTGAATGTGGTTTCTGTCCTTGGAGGACAAGGAATTGCAACAAAAAGTAATTACATAACAGTTAGTAAGCAAGAAATTACAACATTTTTTTATGTAACACCAACAGTTGGTATATCTAAAGAAACAGCATTAAAGCTTTCACTAACTCCAACTATCTTTAAATTTGTTGATCAAACAGATGGCGATATAAGTCAAAGATACTGGATATTTGGTGGAAATGGCACCATTAATGGAATACCAGTTACAAATCAAAGCTATCAAGAAAATAATTCCAACATTCATGAGGTTCAATTTGTGTACGATAAACCAAATTCATATATTCCCGGTTTAATGTTGGTGTTGGAAAACTCAAATAGCAAAAAAGCATTCCTTTCTGAAAACATCGTGGTGAGCTAATGACAATACCTTCAGTATCTAATTTTCCAACAAGCATAGACACAGATGATAATCTATTTTTAGTTCATGATAGTTTGCGTGTAAAACTTTCACAAGACTATAATCCCGGCGACAACTCCATTACAGTTTATGGTGACACTACAATCATAGGAAGATTTCCAGATACTGGAATTATCACATTGACGGAGCAATGTAGTGACGCAGAATTTAGATCATTGTCTTTTTACTATGGAAGCAGAACTCAAATTTCTTTTGATGAGCTTGAGTTGTTGCCCGGATTTATTGATACTGCAAAACCAAAAGATATAACAAATATCACTCAAAATGTAATGGCTCAACATCACAATGCAATTAAAAATGCATTAATTGCAATTCAAGAAACGGCTGGTAAAAAAGATGAAATTGCAGATTTTCCATTAACTGGAACCATGGAAGAAAGAATCAATTATCTTAGAAGTATAGCATTGATTCCAAAGGCTTGGTTTACATCGAATAAATCGATAGGTTTAATTCCTTTTACAGTACAATTCAAAGATTTAAGTTTTAGATTAGGCACAGATGGAACATCAGGATCAATTAGTTATATTTGGGATTTTGGAGACAACACTTCATCTATTATCAGTTCAATAAGTTCGACTGAGGGTCCTATTTCTCAAGATAATGTTTTAGTTGAAGACTTAGATGGTGGAACAATTACCAAAGTTTATACTAGACCGGGAATTTATGATGTTTCATTGACAGTAACGAATGATTTTGGAACAGATACAGTTGTATTCCCACAATTTGTTAATGCGAGAGTTTCAGCACCAGAAAAAGCAGTTATAAATTTCAATGTTCGAACTGGTCAATCACAAATTGTAAATGGAATTCCAAGTGGTGGTCCATACACAACAACTCCAGTATTAAGAACTCCAGTAAATGTATTTGTTGATGCAGATATTCCTATTGGCATCAATCCAAATACTGGAAAAACTTATTCTGGAGAAGAAGTTTCTGGTTTAGACCCAATTGATCCAGTAACAACATATACTTGGTATTTGGCTGATGATCTTGTTCATAACAATTCATCTAATGTCCGTGGGTCTTATAGTGTTGGTGGAATTTACAACTTACATTTAAGATGCGATACTGCTTATGGTGCATATAGAATTACAACCTATGATAATGCTATTGATGTTGTTGAAAAATATAATTTATGGCTATGGAATTATTATTCAGCAAATCAAATTAAAAGTTCTGAATTTGGATTGATAAGTGAAACATTTAAAACTGGATTTAGTACTGCAGTATCAATATCAAGAAATAAAACATTTCTTGATGGTGCAACAAATGAAGCTCAACAAAAAAAAGAATTTGAAAGAAATGTTGGATTTTCACCAAGAGGAACAACACCTTCTGGGAATGGTGGCGTAGGACTTCTTTATTATGCAAGTGGCAGAAATGCTGTAGATTCTCCAATTCTCGAATCAATTAATTTTCATGAGTTCAATGGCTTTACACAAACTTATTTAGTTCAAAGCCCAATTTCCAGACCATGGAATTGGGTTGAATTGCACAGTGCAAATAGCATTTATTTTATCTTAGGAAATATTACAACACCGCAAATTTCTGGAACTAGTCTTACAAATCAAGTTAAAGATAAATTAAATTTAAATGATCTTTCCACTATTACTGAAAATTTAACTACTTCGAATTATAAAAGTGGCGCTCAGGAATTGAAAAATAACGAAGTTTCATTTGACATTAGTGGCAATCCAAATCAAGGTCATATGAGCGTTTACAGATCATGCTGGAAAGATACATCTGGATTCTTTTTGAGAAATCAAGGTGTTGGAACATTTTTCAGAATTAAAAGTTTTTATAAGACCTCTGGATCAACATCAGAATATTTTCAAGATATCAAAAAATTAACTGATATGTCTGGAACGGCAAAACTTGAAGGACAATTAGTTCCATTGAGTCAAGGAGTTTACTTTTTCAATAACACCGGAGCTATATCTGCATATAACCAAAATACAAATGTTTGGGAAACAGGTGGAACTGGTGTTAATTCTGCATCATTTAGATATCTTCAAGATAATACAATTGTCGGATTCGATGGACAGGATCAAACGCTCGTTGCTACTTCTGATTCTAATAAAATTGCCTATTTGAGTTTTGATTATAGTGCAAAAGCATTTATCAAATTCAATGAAACAACGCTAACTTTTAGCAATGTTTCTTATAGACCAATAGGAACACAATTTAACATGTCTATTTTCTAACTATAAACGCTAAATAAAGAGAAGATGTCTAATAATTTCCCCCCAATTCCTGTATATCCAAAAAATTACGATACTGATCGTACTTTGTATTTGGTTTATAACACCAGTGAAACCGTAACAACCTCAGATAATCATCCTTGGGAAGCAAACATCGAGATTTATCCTGTTAATGCAGATGAAAATGAAATTTGGGCGAACAATGGATATGCAAATATAAGTGGAGAGCTTTTTTATTATGGCGGTGTATTAAAAAACAATAATGGTAAAGTTTATAAATTAACTAATTGCACGAGAAATTTAGGTGGAACAAAAACTAAATATAATTATGCTGGATCGGAAATAAGAGGATTTGTAGTATCAGAACACCACAATCAACTTGCTGATGCAATTATAAAGACTCAAAATTTTATTGGTTTTAATTTTACAACAGATCAAACAACATTGGATTGGAGAATTAGAAATTTATCTGAACTCGAAGTGATTTTTGACGACTTCACATGTCCAGATGTAACTTTCTTTTTTGCAATCACATCAATTAGTCCAGTAACTGGAACAATAGCAACATATAATGTTGAAATTACTGGTTCATATAAAAGTTTCAGACTCGACTTCGGTGATGGTAAATTTACAAGTACTAATTTATCTGGCACACATGTTTATGCAGCAAATACCACAATAGATCCTGTGATTCAAGTGAATACAGACCAATGTACTGTTGTGCAAAGTCCTTCAGAAAGAGAGATAGCCAAGCAGCCTAATATACAAACTCCAAATCAACCTTTAGAGTTTTTAATTCCAAATATTCCAGATATACCACAACTTATAATACCTACAATTAATTTGCCTACAATTAATGTTCAGCCACCACCAATTGTATTTCCTTGTTTAGACATTGGACCATTAGGTCCAATTAATATTCCATCAATTATTGTTGTAGATCCTCCAATTCCAACGATAATTACTTTCGGTCCTTTACCTAATTTTTGTAGTACGATTAATTTTGGTCCACTTAAGTTACCAACGATTATAGATTTTGGACCTCTTCCAACATTTCCTTCAATTGTAATTAGTAGTTTTCCAACATTCCCAACTATGATTGAATTTGGTCCATTTCCAGTATGCAGCATCATAAACTTTGGTCCAATTATATGCCCAACACTTATTTCATTTGGTCCTTTAAATATACCAACAATTATTAGTTTTGGTCCATTAACATTCCCAACGATAATTACCTTTGGTCCAATTAATATCCCAACGATAATTACCTTTGGTCCACTACCAACATTGCCAACAATTATAAACTTTGGTCCATTGCCTAATTTTTGTAGCATAATCCAGTTTGGACCATTGAAACTACCAACGATAATTACTTTTGGTCCACTGCCAACATTCCCAACGATAATTACTTTTGGACCTATGCCAACATTCCCAACGATAATTAGTTTTGGTCCATTCCCTGTTTGTAGTCTTATAAATTTTGGTCCATTAACTTGCCCAACACTTATTTCATTTGGTCCTTTAACCATACCAACGATAATTAGTTTTGGTCCATTACCAACATTACCAACGATCATAAACTTTGGTCCATTGCCTAATTTTTGTAGCATAATTCAGTTTGGACCATCAAGCTTACCATCAATAATTGATTTTGGACCATCAAGCTTGCCAACACAAATTGTTTTTGGACCATCAAGCTTACCAACGATTATAAATTTTGGACCATTCCCTGTTTGTAGCATTATAAATTTTGGTCCAATCATATGCCCAACACTGATTGTTTTTGGTCCATCAAATTTACCATCAATAATTGATTTTGGACCATCAAATCTACCAACACAAATTGTTTTTGGTCCATCAAACATACCAACACAAATTGTTTTTGGTCCATTGACTGGTTTGTGTACTGTAATTCAATTTGGTCCATCAAGCTTACCATCAATAATTGATTTTGGACCATCAAGCTTGCCAACACAAATTGTTTTTGGTCCATCAAATATACCAACACAAATTGTTTTTGGTCCATCAAGCTTACCAACGATTATAAATTTTGGACCATTTCCTGTTTGTAGTCTTATAAACTTTGGTCCATTGAATTGCCCAACACTGATTGTTTTTGGTCCATCAAATTTACCATCAATAATTGATTTTGGACCATCAAGTTTGCCAACACAAATTGTTTTTGGACCATCAAGTTTGCCAACACAAATTGTTTTTGGTCCATCAAACATACCAACACAAATTGTTTTTGGTCCATTGACTGGTTTGTGTACTGTAATTCAATTTGGTCCATCAAGCTTACCATCAATAATTGATTTTGGACCATCAAGCTTGCCAACACAAATTGTTTTTGGTCCATCAAACATACCAACACAAATTGTTTTTGGTCCATCAAGCTTACCAACGATTATAAATTTTGGTCCATCAAATTTACCAACACTTATAAATTTTGGTCCATCAAATTTACCAACACTTATAAATTTTGGTCCATCAAGCTTACCAACACAAATTGTTTTTGGTCCATCAAACATACCAACACAAATTGTTTTTGGTCCATTGACTGGTTTGTGTACTGTAATTCAATTTGGTCCATCAAGCTTACCATCAATAATTGATTTTGGACCATCAAGCTTGCCAACACAAATTGTTTTTGGTCCATCAAATATACCAACACAAATTGTTTTTGGTCCATCAAATATACCAACACAAATTGTTTTTGGTCCATCAAATTTACCAACACTTATAAATTTTGGTCCATCAAATTTACCAACACTTATAAATTTTGGTCCATCAAGCTTACCAACACTTATAAATTTTGGTCCATCAAATTTACCAACACTTATAAATTTTGGTCCATCAAGCTTACCAACACTTATAAACTTTGGTCCAACAAATTTGCCTTCACTTATAAACTTTGGTCCAACAAATTTGCCGACAGTTATAAATATAAGTTTTGGTCCTAATCCAACATTTCCAAATATAAATTTTGGTCCACCACCAACTGTAAGTGTTGATTGGGGTACTCCACCAACCGTAAGTTGCACGATAAGTATTGTTTGTCCTGCTGCAAGTTCGTCTCCATTCGCTTCAAGATTTGCCGATGAACCAATAGATCCAACTATGAATGTGGAAATTTCAGATCTTGGAATACCAAGCATTATTAGGGTTATTGCACCTGTAATTCCAGATATAAAGATATTGCATGATGTTCCTGCTCTTATTAGGGTCGAAGCTTTAAAGGTTCCATCATCAATTAGTTTAATTAGTGACTTCCAAATACCAAGTGAAATAAGATTAATTTCTACGGATTTACCAAGAGAAATAAAATTAGTTTCTGAAAATATACCAAGCACAATTGAAATTGATGCAAGTAAAATTCCTAATTTCATTCGTTTGGAAATGCCAGATAATTTCCCAACATTAATTAAAATTGATGGAAGTGGAATACCAGATAAAATTCAAGTTGTTGGTATACCTCCACAAATTGAAATTGTTGGTAGCATACCTTCTGAAATTAGACTTGTTATGCCAGATAAACCAGAAATAGAGATGGTTTATAGAGGTGCGCCAATTGATGTTAAAATACAACTTGATGTAAGCAAATTAAATGGCGATAGCCAAAAAGGTCAATGCGTAGCTATAGTTCCTTGTGGAGATTAATTTTCCAAAACTATATTATAAATATGAAAGCTAAAATAAAATCATACGAAGATGGTAACCAACATATAAGAACTCCGCATGGCATGTGGGTTAGAAATTTTACCAACAACAATTATCAATATAAAGATTTAAATAAAACTTATAAAAAATCAGATTATTTTACATTTCTAAAAAATGAAGTTCAAAATAGCATGCAAAGATTTACATGGATAGAACATGAAAATTTTTCTCATGATACAATCGTCATTGTTTCTGATGGTTTTGATTTTTCAAAAAAACAACACTTACTTGAGAAAATTCCAAACAATGTAACATTGATTGGAGTTTTGGGAAGTTTATCTAAATGGACAATTAAACGACCTTTAGATTATTATCTTGTAAATAATCCCTATGAAACTTGCATGAAATATTTTAATAGACGCATGCGTAACATGCCAAAATGTATAGCCTCATTAAAAACTGACTCTAATTTTTTAATGAACTACAGGGGATTAGTATTCAAATATTTATCAGTATATGAAGACGAATACAGATCTAAATATGTAAAAGAAGTTGAATTGCAAATTGATGACTATAGAAATCCAATTTGTGCAGCCTTGCATTTTTCTTTTAAATTTGGAGCATCTAAAATCATATTATTTTGTTGTGACGATAGTTTTCAAGGAGAAAGACCGGGATCTGAAAAGCTTGAAAATGGATTGTATCAATATCCTCCACAACAAATAGCTCATGAATTAATTGATGCTAAAATGTTTTGGCTAAATAAAATGAAATATCAAGAAATTGAAATATTTGATCATTCTAGTGGTGCAACTTATCAAAATGCTACATATATAGAATCAGAAGATTTTGAAAAATTGTTTATATAGGTATTTTTATGCACAACCCGTTTAATTTTTTTAATTTGTCTGATTTCAAAAAGTGGGTAACCACTCATTCTGAAAATGAAAATGAGAATGATTCAATCATAGGAAAGAAAATCAAAGCCAAAAGTGGAATTGAAAATTTTGATGAGAAAATATCTCTTGAAATGGGCGATGAATATGATGTGGTCAAACAATTCCTCGAATTTGGCGGAATAGTAACAGAACAAGATGGCAATAAGTTTTTAATTGAAGTTGATGCTGGATCATTTGTTTGCCACAAAAGATTCTTAAAAAAAGTCAACTAAGCTTTCTTATCATTGTTATTGTTTGTTGTATATTTTTTACTGATATTTCTGGATAAGCGTTTGAATAGCCTGTTCCATAAATTGGAACATTAGAAATTGGCAAATTATAATATCCACGATTTGTGATTTGTTCCCTTAATTCTGCATAAGATAATGCTGATTCGATCCAAGGTTCATATAGAAATCTATTATCGTAAATTTCTTTTGATATTATTTCTTGGTAATCTACAGGAAGTTGTAAATCAGCCAAATCAGATACTCTACTTACTATTATTTTTTTCCCACGAAATTGACTAAGTATTTTTATACCAGATTTATCTCTTCTTCCAAGATATATCCAAATTATTGCATCATTTACTGCCATTTTCTTTTACCTCTTTACCGCAAAATTCTTCAAATAAAACTTCTAAAAGTATTCTCTTATAAATATCATCTTCTCCTAAGTTAGAGGAGAATATATTAATTGCTTCCATAAAAGTTTTCATTTTTTCGGTATCATGATCCATGACATTACCTTTTGAACAATATTTGAAAGTTAAAAATAATTACTGTTTCTGCTATTTCGGAAACAATAATGAATTTATCATTTTACTTAAAATGTTAAGACCATACATGGAGGCAAAATATAAAGGAGTAAGCATTTATATTGCTTGCAAGGATGAATCATATTATTTATTGCAGGATGAACCAAGATGTGTAAGAAAAAGCAATTTTAAAAAAGAAAATTATTGTTATGTTCGAAATATTATGACTGATTTTAAACAACATCCAATTCACGAGCTACTAATAGAGTCGGACATAAAACCACCAATATTATCACAGCCAAGTAAGGAAATAACTTCAAAAATTTACATTTATACAAATGGAGATATACCAACTAAATCATTATCTTCGCAACATGTTGAAAAATTAGTTAAAAATTTAGAATCTAAAGGAAAAAATTGCTTTGTAAATGAAAATCATGACGAATATTCTTCAATATATTCTGTTGAAAATGAAACATTGCTGAATTGTGCTTTAAAAAATATAAATTGCACATTAATTGATTCTGGTCTTGGAACGGCTTTATATAAAGCTATTTTTCCTCAAATTAATGTTATAAGCATGAATTGGTAAAAAAATAGATAAATCACCAATGAGAAGTTATATCCAAAAATATATATAAAAATGAAATTCATTCTATAACAAGAGGAGAAACATGAGCGAATTCAGAGTAAAACTAAATAATAGCAAGCAGGGAACAATGGATGTTAATCCCGCAACACAGTCTCAATTCTCTACTTCTGTTCAAAGAACTATTTTTGTTCAAGGTCCGGGAAGAAAATATCGAAAACTTTTTGATGGTGAGGAATTTGTTGACTGCAATTATTGGAAACAATTTGCATATCCTCAAGTTGGAGAAGACCAAGCCTTTATTGAAGTTATTTCTGACGATGGCTCTATCTATAGTGAAAATCCAGCAGAAAACAACTTCCCATCAGTTTACACTTTGACAGTGTCTCCTTCATCAGCATATGAAGATAATGTTATTGATATATCTGGTGATACTGGTTCATTCTCTAATTTTGTACAAATTACTAATTTTGGAGAAAACCAAATAAATATTAGAATCAATGGTTTGGAAAGTGCTATATTCGTACTTGGTCAATCAGAAACTCAAGTTTTCAATAGTGGCGATTTATTGGTCACAAAATTAGAATTTACAAATACTATTTCTGGTGCAATTGATGCAGATGTTCAAGTTCTTTGTTCTGTAAGAAGATCTTGTTTGAGTTAAAAATATGTTACTATGAACTTACAAAAGTAAGATTATCTAAATCAAAAAAATACCACTATTTTAAGATAGTGGTATTTTTTTTGAAGAGAAACAATGGCTGAATTAAAGAAAAGCAATTATAAAAAGAAAATTTTAACTCTTAAAAATTTTCATGAAATTAAAGATAAAGTTCTTATTTGGCATGATAAGGGTGGTCTTGGCGATGTTTTTATGCAGCGCATGATATTTGATGATATTAGAAGAAATTTGCCAAATGCAGAAATAACTTTTGCATGTTTGCCAGAGTATTTAGATGCTGCAGTTGATCATCCAGCGATTGATAAATTTGTTGATGCCAGAACTGTAAATTTAGATGATTATATCCATTGTTTTAATACATGTGTAACCATAGTTAATCGATATGAAAATTATAATGCTCCTAATTATAATGAAAATAGAAGTGATATTTGGGCAAGATATTGTGGAATATCGTTAACATCACATGAAATGAACTTTGTTTTAAATAAATCATTAAGAGATTCAGTTAAAGAAAAATTAGATAAATATAGAAAAGTTGGTAAGCCATTAATTGGTTTTGCTCCAAAATCAAAAATGATCGTGAAAAGTTTACTTCCAGAACAAATCCAAGCAATAGCAAATAGGTGCAAAGATTATTCGTTAGTTGCTTTCCACAAAGAAGAACTTAGTGAATGTAAAAAACTAGGCATACCCACAATAAGTAACATAAGCATAAAAGAACTTATATGCTATGTCGATTGTGTTGACTATATGATTACTGTAGATACAGCAGCCTTTCATTTAGCTGGTGGGTTAAAAAAACCATTATGTGGTATTTTTACATTTGCCGATGGGAAAGTTTATGGAAAACATTATGAATTTATTCTTATTCAAAAACATAGAGATAATGGAAATTGGGATTGTGGACCTTGTTTTATACATGGAAACTGTCCAAAATCAAAAAAACAAATTAAACCTTGTTTGACAGAATTATCTTCTAATGAATTAATTGAAGGAATTGACAAAATGTTTCAAAAATGGAATTACAAATCTTTATAATGATAAACTATATTAAATACAAGAGGTTAAATTGGCACAACTTATAAAGTCTAGTGATGTTAAAGTAATTACGAAAGATGGCGAATGTAAGCTTTCTATAAGTATTGATTTAAATATCAATTTGAATACCTTAGGTGTTGCAGTTAATGCACAAGCAGCAAAAGTTAGTGATGAAAAAGAAGAAAAGAAAAAAGATGATGTTGCTTGGCAAATACCCGATTTTGGAAATGTACCAAAATTAAACTTTGGGAAAAAATCATAAGGAGAAAATATGGCAATTGGATTTGATGTTGGAACCTACAATTTGGTTTGCTGCCAAAGAGATGAAAATAAAAATTTTGTAAATCATCGTGAAATAAATGCGTTTATTGAACTTCCTTTAGAAAACAGATATGTATTTGACATGATGAAACAAGCTGGTGCGCCTATTATTGAGCGAGACGATGTTGCTTATGTAATTGGAGAAGCTGCAGTAAATATGGCATATACAATTAGCCAACTTGAGCTTAAACGACCAATGTCTGGTGGATGTGTTAATCCAAAAGAAAAAGATGCTTTTCAAATTTTGAATATTATGATTCATAGCTTGCTTGATGGTGTAAAACAAGACAATGAAACTTTATATTATTGCGTTCCAGCAAATGCAATTAATGAAGATACTGATGCCGATTATCATACTAAGGTTCTTGAGGCTATTTTCAAGGCATACGAATCTGATAAGGGATATAAAGTTAACGCACATCCAATCAACGAAGCATTAGCATTGGTTTATGCAGAATTGGGTAAAAAAGCATATACGGGAATTGGCATTTCTTTTGGTGCCGGAATGGTAAACCTTTGTTATTCGATGTATGGAAATCCATTATTTAAATTTGCCATTGTAAATAGTGGCGATTGGATTGACAGACAAGCTGCAAAGGCTACTGGCGATACTCCTACTTATATCAATAAAGAAAAAACAAAAGTTGATTTGGGTGCTGTTCCAACAACTATGGTTGAACGAGCAATTCAAACCCAATATAGAATTATGATTGAGCATACAATCGCTGAAATTAAAAAAGGATTATCAACTTCCAACAAAGCAGTCCATAGTGATACGCCTGTAGATATCGTAATTGCTGGTGGTACATCTTCTCCTCCCGGTTTTGATAAGATGTTTAGAGATACGATCATGCAAGCCAAATTGCCAATTAAAATTGGTGATGTTATTCGTCCAGAAGACCCACTCTATAGTGTGGCTCGTGGATGTTTAATTGCTGCAGAAAACGCAAGATAAAACAAAGAAAGAAAGAAAAAACATGGCAAATTATAAAAACATTAGTGATCTTGGTGCTGCAGCATATTTACTTATGCATGATTATAAGGTGGTTGGAAAAAGAGGAAAAGATATTCTTTTTTCGACAGATGAAAATAAATCAAACGATCATTTTGATCAATTGACTCTTGATTATTTATCGAGTGAATTTCATCGTTTTGACGCATGTATTATGTCTTTGAAAAAAATTGGAGACTATTCATTTCAAGCAAAAAGTCAAAGATATGTTACAGATTTAGGTGCTGCAGCTTATATCCTTATGCACAAATATAAAGTTCTTGGGAAAAAAGGAAAAGCTGTTTATTTTGAAATTGATGATGATGGAAGTGATAAATTTGATGAACTTTCCCTTGAATATTTATCAAGTGAATTTCACCGATTTGATTCTTGTTTGATGTCTTTGAAGAAAATCAATGAATATGTTAGCAATCAATAAGTCAATTTAAGTAATTCAAATCATATATATCTTTGAATAGCAGCATTTTTGTTGCACCTATTAGGAGTTATTATGCCAGATTTGAATGCCGAATCAATGAGTAAGATAGATCAATCTGTAGATTATTTGGTATCCATTCTCAAAAAACAAATTATTTCTGGTGATGGATTTCAGAAGCGTGGATTGTGGGATAGGTTTAAGAATTTCGTATCTAATGCTTGGCATGGTCGTTATAACCAAAAAAATCCCTATTATTTCATCAATACTCTTGGTGACTTCGCTGGTTCTTCAAAAAAAGATCCGACTGCTTCTGCTCCCAAAGTTGGAGCTTCTGCCCCTAAAGTAGAATCTTTCAATCCACAAACTTTAACTTTACAAGAATACATGGAGATTAAATCTCTATTTGATAAACTTGAAGAAAATATTAATTCAATCAATGAGGCAGATGGCACTGATAATTTAAGAATTATGCGCTTAATTGATGATTGGTCTAAAACTCTTAAAATTACACTTAAAAAGTTATTTTCAAATTTTTCTAAAACTTCTGGATCTCCAGAAGCCGAATCATCTCCAGAAACAGACAATAAGGATGGAGATCAATGTCGTATTGATTTAGAAAACAAACATAGAGATGGAAAAATAAGTCATAAAGATTATTTTAAAATAAAATCTATGATTAATCGTGGCGAAATAGAAGCTGCATGTCAAGCTATTGAAGAACTATTGAAAAGTCCAGAACCAGAACCAGAGCCAGAACCAGAAGCAGACCCTTTTTTAGAAAAGAAAATAGCAGATGCATATGAAGAATTAGAAGAAGCAAAAAAGAAAAAAATGCCAGATGATATTTATGAAAAAATAAAAAAAGATTTAGAAATTTATAGAAGAAATCCAGATGAAAAGCTTTGGTTAAGTATTAAAGATTCCATTCACGGAACTGGTCCTATCCCTAGTCGTTCTGGCGATGAGTCTGAATCACCAGAAGAAGAAAAATTCCCATTTAACCTTGACGAAACAATTGCAACTTTCAAAAAAATTAAATCTGCCTTAAGAAAAAAAGAACCATATAAAAAATTATTTTCAAAGTGGAAGAAAAATGCAAGTCCATCTTTAAAAGATGAATTTGAAAAATTAGAAGAAAAATTAAACACGGCTCTTATTGATCATATGGAAAAAGAAGAGTTCGAAGATCTATTACACGAATATAAGATTATTGTAAATGAAATAATTAGTGATGGAGATTCTCCAATTGAATCTACCATTGAATGTGTATCACCTTTATTGCCATTAAATCTTGAACAGAAAAAAAATTATATAAAAATTTTAATTAATGAGAGATCATAATGCCATTTAAAAGTAAATCCCAATGGAAAGCATGCTTTGCTAGCAAAGGATTTGGCGGCAAGGTTGATTGCGAAAAATGGGCTAAAAAAACCAAAAAATTCAAAAAACTTCCAAATAAGTTAGAGATGAAAAATGAATTTTTTTCAAATTGGTTAAAAAATAAAGATCCAGAATTTTAATTGCTTCTGCCAGTTATTTTTTCTGGCAATTTAAATGGTGGCAATTCATAAAATCTAAAAACTTGCTCTTGGCTTAAACTACCACTTCCATTTCCCTTACTTTCGCCATGACTCTCTTTTCCTAATGCCTCTGCCTCTCCTGTTCCATTGCCAGATTTTTCTCCAATAATTGTTTTGCCACTCATAATCATTTGCATTGCTTTTGCAGCATTTTGATGCAATTCTTCTGAGTAAGATAATCTGTAAGCTCGTGGTTCAACACTATTCTTACGAATTGAAAATGGTTTCAATAAATAAATAATACTTTTTTCTATAACTTTATTTTCTGTGTCTGCTTCAGTAGCCCAAACAAATATACCACCATCATCTTTTTTATTGAATTTAGATGGCTCTTGAACAAGAATCCAATGAATAATTGATTTCTGAGGCATAGCAACGGATGTCGCCCATCCACTTAAATCACTAAGAGAAAACCACATAGCAAAACTAAAATACAAACAAAATGTTATAAATAAAGTTTTAAAAGCCCAAAATCCTTTAGAAAATATAATCATCCATAAACCAATAGCACATAATACTAAGAATGTTAATGGAATACCAATTGCATTTATGTCCATAAGACCTCAAGGAATTTCTGGTGGGATTATAGGTGTTCTAGCTGGTTCACTTTCTTTTGGCTTTCTACCAAGCAATTTCTTTTCAATCTCTGAAATGCCAGCTAATTCGCCTTTTCCATTAATTTTAAAACGAAAAGCTGTTTTTTCATCGCCATTTTTCATTAATGTTATTTTTCTCTGAATTAAGACACCATATGTTGGACTTACTTTTTCTAATTGAACAATAACTTCTGTTGGCTTTTGATCATTGAAATTATAAGCGTGAACATTAACACAATATTCACCAACAGATGTGCCTCTTAGGGTGACTATTTCTTTATTTTCTGAATATACAATTGTGCCAAATTTTGTTTGTACAGTATCATTTCTGTGACCAAGATCATCACGATCAAGATGCATCAATCCATCTTCTCGTCTTCCAAAACAAACTAAGTTTCCTTCTGGATCTTCTACATAAGCATCAACATCATTATCAAGTTCTTTTCCCCAAACAAAAGTTATTAGATATGAAGCTTTAGACTCAGGAGTTTTTTTATTTTGATTTATCAATGCAAATGAAAGAATAAATAGGCAAGTAAAAGCTAACAACATGTTGAAAAGCAAATCTAAAAATGAAGTGTTACAAGAATAGTTTTTTCTAAAGTTCATTTAACCTCATTAAATATTGTTTTCTAATTTATCAAGTTCAATAGCAATAAGAAAGAATTGCAATTTTAGAATACTACCACAAACCAAACCAACGATTGTTGTGTATAACGCAGTAGCCATACTTCCGCCCAATTGTGTGAGCAGAGCTTGAACAGATGTGATATTTTGAATGTCTAATGAATTAAAGCCAGAAAGCATCATAATGAAACCAATAATTGTTCCCATCATTCCCAATGTCAAACAAAGCTCACTTACAAACCATCCTATCTCTGATTTATTTTTATAAATGGCAATATCTTTTGAATTTTTAGAAATTTTAGAAATTTGATAACACAGGTTTCCTGCATGAAGAGAACAAATTAAGAATATAATATATGTAATATAACTTAAAAAACTTGAATCTTTAATCCAGATTTCTTTTGCTATACCGCATTGAAATAAAATTATTGATATTACACAAATGAAAGTGAAAATTAAGTGCCATTGTAAGAATAATAGATTTTTCATAATTTCCTTATATTTTATTTTTTGGCTAAATCCGAAAGCTCATCTATATTTATGAATTGCGAATCATTTGTATTCTCGTTTATTTTATTTTCTTTAGATTTAATCATATCGTTTATAATTTTTTTATGTTCTGGATTTTCTTCATTAAGCACTTGTTCTTCTATAATCCCAACAACATTTTTAAATTGATAGAAATTTTTACAACCAGTCAATGTATGTGTTGTGAAAATTCCATCTTCATCTATAGAATCAACAACACCAGTGAAAAAATCTGCGAATTGAGGATCACTAAAATTTGATTTAGCAATTGGCTCGGTCAATATTGTGCATATTTTACCAATAAAAAGTTCCGTCATTTTTTTCAAAGTGGTTTGTTTCATGTCACACCTAATAGAGAATGAATTTAAGAGAATTGAACAATATCACCAGCCATACCATGCGGAGCAGAGAAATCAACTGATTTAGATCTACTATGAATCCAATTATGCACTAATGCCGTTCCAGCATCAATATACATCTCATTCCAATCATTGTATTTTTCTGGTGGTCTTACATACATTAATTTGTCATTACTTTGCAAATTTTTACTTAAAGATAACATATTTAACATTTTCATGGTTCCATGCGTTCCCGCCTTATCCCTATCCAGACATACAACAATTCGATAATCAGAAAGCATAATTGCTTGTTTTTCACTCATATTTTTACCACCACAAGCACATGCGTTCAATTCTGATAATTGTAAGCTTTTTGCATTAAATTCGCCTTCGCAAACATGCACAATACTGCCTGATGTAGCCCATTTACCCGCCATGTAAATGACATCTTCTTTACCAACACCACACGACTTTGGAGGTCCCAAATAACGAAGTTTTGATTTTTGGCTTATACTGCGGGAATTCCAATAAATAAGCTCGCCAGATTTTCCGTAATAAGGGATCACGATTCTTCCCTTATAAGGTTCTTCCATACAAACATAATAACCATCAATTGGTATTTTTCTGTTTGTAAGATATTCTTCAGATTTCTGTCTATACCAATTATTGGTGCCAAGATCGCTAATTAAATATGATCCAGATGGCAAAGAAAACTTTGATTTTTCAGAATCTTTAGAATCTTCTGAAAGATATGAGGTAGTATCTCCAAGAAATTCATCAATATCTTTTTCTAATTGTGTAATAGTTTTATAACCACAAAGGGTCGATAAAGCTTCTTCTCTTGAACAATTATCAACAAGTCTGACCAATTTGATGAGATCGCCACCTTTATTTGTTTTCCAGCAATGAAATGCTCCAAATTTATATTCTTTTCTTCCACCAGTAGGAGAACACCATAAGTGATGTTTATCATCTGATGTAAAGATGCTGTTAATCTTTATTTCTTTATCTGTGACAACAACATCTTTAAATCTTGATTCTGCCCATTCAACAAATTTGTCAAAGTTTATTGCCATGAGTTGACCTTTTGACTTAGAATTACTTGAGGTAAAAACACATGAACATTGAACATATTTCCGTTTCGAGAAAACAATGCTTTGATACTTGCAAAGCACAATACAAATATCGCTATCATTTGAAGATTGTATCAGAAGAACCAACTGCAGACCACTTCACTTATGGAAAAATTGTCCATAAAGTTGCAGAAAATTATGTTGAAGAAAAAGGAAAAAGAGAAATTTCAGAAATTGCTTCTGATGTTTTGAATGGAAAAATATTTTTAGAAGGAACTACTAAATCTCCTCCATTGCCAGTTCAATATACAGAAAAATTACCTGTTCATTTGAAAAACATTAAAGTTTTAACAGATCGAATTGGATTTGATGGAGAACTAGAATGGGAATTCAATTATGATCTTGATAATCCAAACAAAAGAATGATTAAAGGATTTATTGATCGATTGATCATTCGTGGAGATAAATATTTCATTCTTGATTATAAAACAACAAAAAAAGGTCCATGGAGAAAAACAAAAGGAAATATTGGAAAAGATTTGCAATTACGATGTTATGGAAGAATTATTCAAAAGCATTTTGGAGCAAAAGCCGAAAACATTATGGCAGCTTTGTATTATCTCGAAGGACCAAATTTAATTTCGACTGGATTTACTCAAGAATCTCTAGATTCTGCAGGAACAGAGCTTTTAAATACCTATAAGGAAATTTATGCCATGAATCCAAACGATGCAATTGGAACAACTGGAAATCATTGTAGATTTTGTGATTATAAAAATACTTGCCCTTATTTTGACAAGCTCTAATTAGGAATCAAAATATAATTTTCATCATATTTTTGATGCCAAATGCTACGATCAATAATTTTTATTTTCTTTGCTATATCAGAACCCGGTTTTATTTTTAAAAGAAAATCATAGCCATTTCCAGAATATACCTCATGTATAACACTTAATGGAGTGAAATATCCTTCTCCAGAACCATCAATATTAGATGTGGCTACACATGTGGCAAGATATAATTTGTCATCCATTAAGCCACCACCACTTCTTCCGGGTCGTGGACTATTCTTTATTGTTGTTAGGCTTTTGTTAAATAGACCGACTATTTGAACTTCATAATGTGCAACTTCATCTCCTCCATCGCAACCAATACTATGCATTATTTTTCCTTCTTTATATTTATAATCAATTGGTGCGATTGGGAAAAAATTTGGTCTCCAATCAGGTTCAAAAGTTACTAAAGCGGTATCTGCATCTGAGATATAAGAATAAAAAATTACTTTAGCATTATATGTCTTCGGTTCTGCCAATTTTATATCATTTTGATACCATGTCAAAATTTTACAAGTTAAATTCTTTTTTTTGCCTTCTTCAGCCGACATTGTTCCACGATTCCATAAATGTCCACATGTCGCAACATAAGCTATATTTTTTACATTGTCATAGTAGACAATAGTTCCAGATCCAGATCCTCCAGATACTGCAATTTTTACTGATGGTGCTAACCATTTGCGAAATTCTATGCCCCTTTGTTCGATTGGAGCAGAACCATGGTAATTTACTACTGGTTGAAAAATTGGCATTTCTGCCACAGATTTATTTGGTATTTCGCTGGCTTCAGCAAAATTAGAAAATAAAAATACAACCATCATAAAAAGAAATGTAATTATTTTTTTCATTATTCCTCTTTTAATGTAATACTAATTTTATATAGGTCTATCAATGCTAACTCTAACGGTATCACACAATATCTTTTTGACAAAAAAACAAAGATATGAATTATCTGTTGTAGAATCGACCTTAGAGGTAATTGGAATTTCATTTCCAGTTTGGTTTTATAAAGGTAAAACTTCAGAACCTGCAAAGGAAGTATTTTGTAAATATATTTTGAGTATTAATGACAAAAAAAAAGCAATCAGCAAATATTCTGAAGGATATATTATAAATCTTCCAAAATATCTTGATAAAATATCCATGCCTATTTTCGACACTTTAAAAGACGAAAAAGATGGAGGCAGACAAATGCTTCAATATAAAGAATATAGCTCATCAAAAATAAAATCTATCAGATACAATGTCGTTCATATTGTTGAAATATATGACGATAGCGTTTTATTAGATTCGATTATTTAAGGGCAATCTCTAAGTGACAATGTCATTCTTAGACTTAATGTATCGCCAGAGTTCAAAGTCGCTGGAGAACTTAGGGAAACACTGGATATTAAATTTCCAGAGTTATCAGAAGCATCAGTTAAAAACAAATTACTAACAGGTCCATATGAATCAGTTGCATTGAAAGATACAATATTCGTAACTGCTTTGTGCAAAGAAGTGCCTATTGATATATTCCATCCACTATTTACCGTAGAAGATGAACTTATTTGCTGTCTGATATAGCCACTACCAGATGGCTCATCTATAATGTCTTCCATGGTATCTGCATATGCCAATTCGGTTCTACTATCCAAACCAAGATAATAATATTCTGGTGGCATTGATCCATCATTATAAAATAGCGTTTGAAGTATCATGGATTCACCATCAGAATGAAGAATGTTATATAAATTCTTATCTTCCCAAATCACTTCATTGTTGCGTATAATTTTAACTTCAACAATTTTCATTATACCATTCCAGTTTTCTTTCATAATTCTCCTAATCAATTAGAGTCATTTCTTCATTATCATTCTGAGTATTTGTAGTTGTAAAATTTTGCAACTTTTTATTTTCAAATTCTATAAGTTTATCTATTTGATTCACCATCTTCTTTGCAACCTCAGGATTCATAATTCTTCCATTATTTAAAATCCAATTATTGGATGACTCAAGAGTATTAGATTTTCTTCTAATTTCTTTGTTCTCTCTTTGTTCAATAAAAGACAATGCTGCACTAAGATGGAACATGGCTTCGCTTAAATCATAATGACTTCTTACATCAGACATAACCTTTGCAATATTTTCTTTTATTTGTTTGTAATTTTTTTTCATTGTTCTTCCAATTTTATGTAACGAATTGGTGCCGAATCATCAATCAATCTATAACTTCCAAATTCAAATCTTGTGTGTTTGTTTTTTACTTTTATTTTCCAAATATCATAATTCTCTGACACAATAGGTTTGTTTGTTTCAAACGAATATTTGAATGCTGTGTAATATTTTCCCAAATACATCCTTCTAATAGATTCTTGAATTCTATTTCTTTCTGATTTTTTTGTGACAAAATATAATTCTTTATATTTATCATTGTATTCATTAAGAGTTTTTTGAATAACCTTCATATCTGAATGAATATCAGATTCATTTAAAGATTCGAGATTAAATGAATAATCTTCAAATGTAACTTTAAAACTTTCATTTTCTGTATTTAATTCAAAAACTGTATCTGATTTTGGTTTAATTTTAATCCATGAAGATTTAATATAATCATCCGCATCACTTAAGATATCAGAAATAAACTTGGAAGTTTCCAGAACAGATTCGCACTTATAATTAGTCACAATATCTATATCATCCAAAGTAACATCTGAATCTAACAAAGCAAAAGATCTAATATTTGCTATTCTTTTTTGTATTTTTTCAATTGTTTCATTTTTATTATTTTTAGACCATTCTAAGAATTTAATGTATTCATCATTATGCTTTGTAATATCTTGCATACTTACATAAAATAAAATTTCATTCTTTTTTGGATAATCAATATAATTCAAACATCTAGACAATTGTTCTAGATTAAGAAAAATATCATATAATTTTTTTCTATCTTTCAATACCAACAAATCAGTTCTTGTGACATCTTCATATTCATTGATATCAACAGATATTGTTGGCTTTTTTAACTTTTCTTTTATGAAATCTTTAATTGACATTTATTACCACCCAAATTCCTTTAGCAAATTATTATGCCTTCTTCTAAACTGCATTGATTCAGAATTCAGAATATCATCATTATCATCGAACAGGCTATCTCTTCCCATAGATAATATATCTTCTGGCTTGCCGTCTAACAATTCTCTTTTTATTTCTTCATATATTTCATTATTTATCTTAGCACCAACTTTGTCTCCATCTATATTAGCTCCCAATGGAATATCTTGACCAAGACTATCACGAACATATAAAGCTAAACACATAGATATGATGGCATCATCATGTCTTCCCTTTTGTGCCTGTGCTTTCTTTGTAACTGCATTATATTCAAAAGTTCCTAATTCATGAGTGAATCTGATGCTGTTGATTCTAATACTTCGATTTATTAGCTTGTTTTGCAATGATTCTAAAAATAATGGTCTATTGACTTGTCCCATTTTAATTCCCGGCTTTGGATTTCCTTTTTTAGACTCAAAGTATAAGTTATCGTAGTACAAGTGATTCTGTAATGTATTTAAAACTGCTATTCCTGCTCCCATATTTTCTACTACCAACAAAGCATTATTATAAAATGTAGAAATTTCACGAAGTATTTGGGCAAAAACATTTGGAGAAATAGTGTTGCTGTAAAATTCGGCAATTTGCTCACATGTAATTTGATCTATAACTTGAAAACAACTATTGTCGTTATTCTCTCCTTGTCCTTCGGCACAATCTGCACCAATTATATATTCTCTGCCCTCAACAGGCTCTTTCCATATCCATAATGCACCTTTGTAGTTTTCAGATTCCACTGTCGCTGCATGACCTATTCGGTTGCACCAATTTGGAAAAAGTTTTTTGCTTGGGTTATTATTGATTGTCATTTCGGTTAATTCACGAACAATTTTAGATGAAAAGTAAGTTTCTCCACTACCTAAAAATTCACGCAAAACTTCTTGTAAAAAACCCTTTTCTCCAAGCTGTGCCTTTTGTTCAGCTATCCATTTAGGATCATTATAATCTGGATGCTCCCAATAGTCTAAATCAATAACATGGAATAAATTTCTTTTTTCTTTTGCTTCAATGTAAGTTTGATAATACCAGTTTCCAATACCATTCACAGTTGAAACTAAAGCACAATTACCACCAGTTGATAAAACTGGCCACATAGCTTTCCAATGCTTGTCCATATCTTCAATAAATGCAACTTCGTCAATAATCAAGAATGTAACTGATTTTCCACGGGCAGCTTGAGGCGAGTAAAATTTCACAGAACTTCCAGTTTCCGTAAACATTTTCAAATGGTCATTCCATTTGCCGTCTTTCTTTGGCTTCAACCAAAGTGGCAAATTTTCAACCGCCCTATCAATCATCATTCCTATATCTGTGGCTTCACGATCAGTTTTAGACAGAAGCATGATTTGTTGATCAGTTTGAAATAGACACTTCCACATACCCCACAATAATGTAACTGTAGTAAGACCACCTTGACGGAATTTAGAAATAATGTTGAAGCGATGGTTTTCGTAATCGTTTATAACTTTATGCTGGTATTTAAACATAATAAATGGAATAAGACCTTTAGTCGGATGCAAAATCCTAACATATTTGTGACAAAAGTAAGAAAAGCTATGAACGCATTTTATAATTTCAAGTTGTCTTTTTTGTGGATCATATGTTTCAAGGAACTCAAGAGGTTCATCAGGATCTATTTCTAATTGGTATTTGTCAAATTTGAAATAAGTGGAATCATAAGTTTTATTGTAATATTCTTTTAGAGATTTATGCTTATTCCTCCACACCGAATCGGCAAGATTTTTTAAATATACGGGTGTACTCAT